GACCAACATTACATTCAATTCAGATGACAGCGACAGCAAAGCATCGAAGACGTCTAAGAGTTCTCAGCAGTTAGTTGAATCCGACAACGTTTTAGACCAACTCAAAAAGGTAATCAAAGAAAAAGTACGTCGTGATGACGTGTACATCGCCATCCCTGAACGACCAGGCGTAATGATTCGTGTTTCCCCAAACATCACACAGAATCAATTGAAGGCTTGGCGCAGGAACGCTGGTGAAGAGCGCAAAGGCGGTATGGACACTTTGAAGTTCTCCACCAACTTGATTGCCGCGACTACTACTGGCATTTTGTTGAACGACGAAATTGCTACTGATGAAACTGGTGTTGAAGTTACTTTTGCTTCACCAGAAATCATGCAGATGACAGATACCACTCGCCCACATCCTGACTGCGTTTTGGCTTTCTTTGGGCTAGAACCCCATGTTGAATCTGCGGCAGTTGCGATTATTGAGGCTGCTGGCTACGGAGACCAGGTTGACACGTTGGACCCTACGAAGAGGTCTTCCGAGAGTTAACGGACGATTTCCGCATAGTTTTAGCGGCGAGGCTTGGAGACCTCTTCAAAACCGATCCGATTCGGCTCCTTGACAGTAGTGAAGATGAATGGGTTATACGCCTTGCATGTGCTAAAGTAATACAGACGGATAGAGAAAAACAGGAAGCGGAACAACGGAGACAAAGCCGTTAGTTTTGCTGGAGCGCTCATATTCATAACCCTTAACACGGAGATGGATACATGCCAGCAGAGCGAGTAGTAATTGACATTGAAGTCAATTCTGATATTGCAACGATTGTCGCTACTCGTCGCGCGCTTGAAGATTTAACTGACGCTCAGAGACGGTACAACCGCGAGCGAGACCGAGAACCCCGAGGTGGTGGTGGCGGTGGCGGCGGTAGTGGCGGCGACGATGACGGTAGCCGTGGCAGGCGTGGCGGGCGCGGCGGAGGTGGCGGAGGAAGACGCACTAGAGGACGCTACGACGGTTTTGGCGGTCAAGTTTTTGACTTCCGTGGTGATGCAGGAAAAATGATTTCCATGTACGGAAAACTACTCGGAGTAGTTAACAAACTTGCCATGATTTCTCTCCCATTGATGGCTGGCGCAATGAGTGCAATCAGCCTTGCATTTCAAATGGGGACATATTTTGTAAAAATGTACAAAGCAGCAATGTCGTCTATGGCTAGTGCCGTAGGTGTTGCGTATGTTGCCATAACAACGCTGTTGGCTGCGCAAAGAGAATTCGCAGCCGTGCAAAACTCGCCTGCCTACGCCAAGGGCGCCTTGACTACCAACGACAGATTTGTCGCCGCTGGTCAAGCGATGTCAATGTTTGTTGGAAATTCACAACTTGCTGTCGTCAGCGCGAAATCGTTACAATCATCATTTTCGACTTTGAGCAAGGTCGAACCTATCACTGGTAAGACAACAGCGGCGTTCACATCGTTAATGGATGTTGTCGCTGGTAGTGGTGGGGATTTGGACAAGGGTTCAGAAAAACTTGCGGAGTTTTTGGCGGCGGTTCAAAAGAAAGGCACCCTTGCTGGTGGTGCACAGGCTGCCAAAGAATTAGGTCCTGACTTTGAAAAAATTGTTAAAGAGGCTGGCGCCCTTGGTATTAAAACCAGTGACGAGTTTTTGAAAGCAGCCGCCGAAGGAAAACTTGGTGAAACCTTTGCAACAAAATACGCTGGCACATTAGACGCACTCAACAATACGGTAATGGGTCGTTTCAAGACCGCTGTTAGTTCCATCAAAGAACAGTTGACCGACCTTGGTGGACAATATTTAGGCGAAACAGGTGGGGCAATCAGCCGCCTTCAAGGAATCATTTCTACTTTTATAACTCGGCTTAGTTATGTAATGCAAAGTTTTGATGTCAGCGGGAAAATGGGCAGTGCCCTTGACATGGTTGAAAAAGGTGCCGACAAAATGATTGTCTTGATGAACAAATATCTTGGTTCATCGCCAACCATTTTTGGTTTCTTGGGTGATTCGTTCAATATGATTGGTAACGCTTTTGATCGTATGCAGGATTGGATGCGGCAGTTTCAAAAAGCAGGCGAATTAATCAACAAATATTTCTTTAGCCCATTGTTTAACGCTTTAGGTTCAAGTTTCACGGGGAGTATGCAAAACCTTGCGGGTATTATTGAAAGTAACGGTCCAGTAATTGAAAGTTTTGCTAACCAGATTGCCAAAACTCTTACTGCTATCGGCAAATATGGTGATGTGGTTCGGCAATTGTTTATAGGTGCGATGCCTGTGTTTCAAGTTTTTCTGGTGATCATCGAAAAGTTTTTTCAAGGTTTAGCCAAATTTGGTAAAACCGCGATAGCCGTAGGAGATAAATTTGAAAAAGTCTTTGGCAAAGTTGGTGGCGGAATAATTAAACTTGCTGCTTTGTACGCATTGTTTACTATTGCTAAAAGATTTTTTACTGTTCTTGGAACCATGTTTGGTAAAAACATGAATAAATTTGGAAATATGAATGTTCAGGCTGGCGTGGTGAATGTTAACGGTGGTCCATTGGGTCCGATGCATGGTCCACCAGACCCCCGTGGGCAGGGAAGAATGAAAAGAATCGGTAACGCCGTAAAAACTCATGCTGGTGGTTATGGACCGATGATCGCTGCTGCAGGGTTAATGTTAGCGGGGGGTGCCTTAAGTAGTAAAGGTAATGACGCTGGTGGGTATGACTCTGCTGGTGGCACTGCATTAAAGACTGCTGGAAATACAGCAATCGGTACTGGCGCAGGGATAATGCTTTTGGGGCAGAATGGTCTTTCCGCAATCGGCGGAGGATCAGCCATGATGGGAACTGGAGTATTGGCTGCTGGTGTTGCTGGTGCTGCTGGTGCTTACGGTGCGGGTTCATATATCGGAAGTAAATTCAAGGACGACTCGGTTAAATCTAGAAGCATGGCTGCGGGGGGTGGAGCACTCGGAGGCGCAGCATCTGGTGCGGCTGCTGGAGCAATAATCGGAAGCGTCTTTCCTGGTGTGGGGACTGCTCTTGGTGCGGCAGTGGGCGCTGGCGTTGGTGCACTTATTGGCGGTGTAACTGGTTACCTCAAAGCAGGTAAACAAAGAAGGGAAACCAGAAAAGCAGCGGGAGAACTTGTAGAAAACTACACCTCAACAATTAATGAGGCTTTTGCTGGTGGGAATGTTGACGATCTTCTCGCAGCACGAGACAAATTAAAAAAAGATATGGACGCAATGGTTGCCACAAATAGTGACCCTGCGTATGCCGCTCAGGCGCTAGCGAAGTACAACGCAGAATTAGAAAAAACAAATTCTCAGATAAATAACTATGTGTCCAACACTGAACTCGCCAAAAAATATTTTGATACTGGTGCTGAGTCTTTGAACAAACTTGCAGAGGAAGCAGGCATCAATATCAAAGACAAGATGCTTAATTTCCGAGAAGTTCTTGCTCTTGTTGGTAAGACCGCCGAAGAGCAAGCCAGACTCTTAAAAGCAGCATGGTCAGGTTTTACCGCTGGAATTGTAAATCCCGTATTTGACTATTTTGATAAACAGGCACAGGGAAGAGAACAGTTTAAGGCTGTAAACGCAGCCGCAGAAAAATTACAAGGTGGCGATGCAGGTATTGAGTCTCGTCAAGATTTCCTAAAGAAAGCCCTTCAGTACAATGTTGGAAAATTTGGTGATGTTCAAGGCTTGACGAATACATTCAATCAACTTGAAATGGATTTGGCGGCAGGTGGAAGATTCGCCAATCTCACAGACGAGCAAAAGGAGGGGTTGCGAACCGATTTGCGAAATGCTGGTGGCGCCCCTGACACAATATTGAAGAATGTTGATTTCGCAGGACTTGCTCAACTTTCTGGCGGAATTGGCAATATGGGTGGGCTTCTTGGTAAAGATGGTTTTGTAGACTCCGCCAAACTTCAAACGTTAATCACGGGTGAAATGGCTAAAAATCCTCTTTTCTTGCAACAATACACAGACGCTGTAAGCAATCCTGACAAAGTTATTGCTGGGGCAAGAATAAATAACTTGTTGAAAGGTACAGAGTATGGGGGCGCTGGAAAAGGTATGGTTCGAGATAATGCGAGCGTTCCCGCTAATGCAGGTACACAAAACTATGTAGCGCAAACGACTATCAATGCGGCGATGTTGGATAAAGGAACTGTTGACCAAATTGAGAGGGCTATTGCGAAAGCCTTGAAAGAGCAGCGAGAACGAGGAATGGCGCCAGTAACAGGTGGCACGGTTGACCCGAGTCGTTCGTAATGAGGAATCATGGCTAACACAGTAACCGTTTGGGTAAGAATGAGGGATTCTGGAGATGAAGCAAATCGTCTAAAGTCAACAATACCTGGGGCTTTGCCTCTTATTTTGCGTATGCGTTCTTCTGACCCTTCTGAGGAGCAAGATTTTGTTTTCCCATACAGTCCAAGAGAGGTGAACATTGGACAGTTGGCGGATGAAATGGTTCAGATACCGAGACCTGGCACTACGCCTATTGTTGCGTTTAAATCACACAGACTGATGACTCTTGATTTCACAGCGCTTATCGCTCATCCAGGTGATGGTCTTATTAGGGATGTTGAAAAAGAAATTTTTAATTTGCGGTCATTTGCTTCAAACAGTAAAAAGGTTTTTCAGTTGATTAATTATGATGTTTTCACTCGAGAACCATATATTTTCCGCAATATGAGCGAAGAAAGAGTAAGTGGCTTGTTTTTCTCTATTACAGATATGAGTGTTGACGTTACGAGAAGGAATAAAGACAATCTTATTACTCAAGCGAATGTGAAAATAAGTTTAGTTGAAAACAGAAACCCTCGTATCAATATTGTTTTGATTCCGCCTTTGAAGTTGACGAAACCTAATCCAAACTGTTCAAAGCCTAAATTCGCAAGAGAAAATCCACAAATTTGCAAACCAGCCGAGGAGAAACATCCGTCGGGTTTTAGTTATACCGATGTGGCAAACGCAACTCAAATATTTAATAATAGAGGAGTTGGAAAGGGGACTACAGATCCTAATCATCAAAAGAATTTTAAACTGTGTTATCAGCCAGCGGCAAAAGCAGTTCGTTGGGTGCCGATGACCCAATCGCCGTGTTTGAAAAAGCCGTAGCCAATGATTAGCGATAGAACAATAGTTTTTCTTGGGAATGACCAAGCGAACGTCAGAGCACAAATCGCTCAAAGCATCACAGACATAGATGTGGACTATTCTGTTGACGGCGCTTCACAAATTACCGTTGAACTAGTTGATGAAAAACTCGAGATGTGGAATAACGGATATTTTGCTGTGGGCAATATCGCAGATTTTTTTGACGGGAATATTACCGAAAGATACATGATTGCT